TATAGACACATCTGTCAAAACAGCAGGTAACATTGGTAGTGCTGTTCTTAGAGATGCTTCAGACATTGTATCTACAGCAGCGGACGCAGCTGAAGGTGTTGTCGATACAGTAGTCACGGAGATTGATGAACAAACCGACGAACTTCAAGATCCTAAACAGGACTGAATAAAAAAAGGGCTACGAAAGTAGCCCTTTTCTTTGACTATCAGAGTTTATTGTTGGGTAACAAACTCGTTAAGCTCTTTAGCAACAACTACTATATCTCTAGCTAAAACTGGGCTAACTTTAAGCACTTTTTTATCATTTGGATAAATGTCGTTGTGAGCATACATTTCATCAGATTCTCTTTGAATGTTCTCACTTAACATGCGATGTGCTTGATTAAGTAATTCTGCTCTGATCTCAAAGCCTGATTTATTGGTTGTGTTTGTCATATTGTTCTCCTGTGTGTGTGTGTATGACGTACCTTAATGGTACGTTATTATTTATACAAAAGGTATTTATCCCTATTGACATCTGGTTACATATAAAGTATTATAAATACAGTATAAGAGGAAGTAAAAATGGCATATTCAGATAAGGTAGTACAGAGATTTCAAGATGTTTTAGATAATCCAGCGGCACATGGCGTAGGTAGGTTCGATCCTAAAGACCCAAATGTAGCTACAGGCATGGCTGGAGCACCAGCATGCGGTGACGTTATGAAACTAGATTTAAAAGTAAATCCTGATACAGACATTATAGAGGATGTTAAATTTAAAACTTACGGTTGTGGTTCAGCAATAGCTAGTTCTACAATGTTTGTTGAAATGCTCAAAGGCTTAACAATGACTGAGGCTCTATTAATTAAAGATAAAGATATAGCAGACGCATTAGAGTTACCGCCTATTAAGTTACATTGTTCTGTATTAGCAGAAGATAGTATTAAAAAAGCACTAACACATTGGGACGAAAAGAAAGCCCATAGATTACACAACGGAGGACCGGACCTTGACACAACCGAAAACGTTTGACCCAATGATGATAGCCACTTCACGTGGTCCTATTGTTGACTTTACAGAAGACGCATTAGTAGAAGTCGTAAAGAAGATTAAGGACAAAGGAGTTGCAGGAGTTAGATTTGGTTTAACAGGTGGAGGTTGTGCTGGTTTTGCATACGAATTTAATTATGCAGAAAAAGGTGAAGATGCAGATATACCAATAGACTTTGGTGATTTTACTCTTTGGCTTGATCCTATGTCAGAAATGTATTTAGAAGGCACTACTATTGCTTGGAAGGTTGAAGGACTTAATGAGGGATTTGAATATAGGAATCCTCAACAGTCATCCTCATGTGGTTGTGGTATTAGTGTAGGGTTCAACTAGGAATAAGAAATGACAACAACCAACATAGCAAATGTAACAGAAGCATCGTGGTCCTCAAACAATCCTAACGAGCTAGATTACTTACGACCTAATGGTTTTAAGTTCCAAGTCCACAATATTCCAAACGTTTCATATTTTTGCCAAGCAGCTAACATTCCAGAGATGAATATGATGCCTGCCGTACAATCAACACCACTAGTAGACATACCTCACCCAGGCGAGAAGATAGAATTTGGACAGTTAATGATTAGATTCCTTATACAAGAGGACATGATTAACTATAAAGAGCTATACAATTGGATGGTTGGGTTGGGGTTCCCAGAAGATTCTAAACAACACGCAGCTTACGGACTATCACAGGGATATAGATTCCCAGACTCGGATGGAGGCTCTACATCATATAGTGATGCTACACTAATGATCTTAGATTCAAACAACAACCCAATACAAAAGATAAACTTTAAGGACGCGTTTCCTGTAAGTATTCAGGGACTAGATTTTGAGATATCAACTGGTTCCACGGAGTATATGGTGGGAGTGGCTATGTTTAGATATACCTCTTTCACACTTGAAACTCCTTAGTACCAAACGGTACAATTAAACGTTGACATAAGCAGTCAATAGTCGTATAATGTATATATTATAAAGAAGGTGATGTGTGAAAACGCTTAACGAAATACAAGATGAATGGAGTATAGACTGTAAGGTTAATGAACTTAACCTAGGACAGGAATCTACACGAATACCAGAACTACACTCAAAATACCTGAACCAATTAACAACATTTAAATTACAACTTAGAAAGTCTCAATCAGATCTATTAAGTCTCAGGCGTGTGAAGTGGAAGTACTTTCGCGGTGAGTTGGACCAAAAAGAACTTAACAATTTAGGCTGGGATCAGTACTTAGGAAACGCTCCTTTGAATAATCAGATGAATGAGTACCTAGATACAGATGCAGATGTAATTAGACTAACAGATAAAGTTGAGTACATTAATACATGTCTTACACAATGCGATTATATAATGAAGTCTATTAATAGTAGATCATTCGATATTAAAAACGCCATTGAATGGACCAAGTTTACTAACGGAATTATATGATAACAGTTACCAAGAAAGATGAGGTTTATCTACATGTTGATACTGATTTAAGTACCGACTCTGAGATAAACGACTTCTTTACATTCGATGTACCGGGTGCCAAGTTTATGCCCATGTATAGAAACAGAATGTGGGACGGCAAGGCTAGATTATATAGTATGTACACCAAAGAATTGTACATTGGATTACTACCTTACTTGAAAGAGTTTGCTCAAACATTAGAGTACCCAATAGAAGTTAACATGCCTGAAATAGGCGAAACACTTGACATAGAAAAATTTACTAAGGAGCTTAAATTACAAAGCGATGAAAAAGATATCGAGATTCGGGACTATCAAAAAGAAGCAGTCACCCACTCTATTAAAACTGGAAGGACTCTACTACTATCTCCTACTGCTAGTGGTAAGTCTCTTATCATTTACAGCCTCATTCGTTATCATCAGATAAAGGGTAGGAAACAATTAATTATTGTACCTACTACATCACTGGTAGAACAAATGTACGGTGACTTTGCAGACTATTCTACAGCAAATGGCTGGAAGGTACAAGACAACTGCCATAAAATATATGGCGGTAAAGAAAAGACTAATGACTTCCCTGTTACAATAAGTACATGGCAATCTATCTACAAGTATCCTAAGAGTTGGTTTGCAGAATTTGATGTTATGTATGGAGACGAGGCACATTTATTTAAGGCTAAATCCCTAACAACTCTTATGAACAAGTGTGTTAATACACCTTATAGAATAGGAACTACGGGTACTCTAGATGGCACAAAGACTCATAAACTAGTATTAGAAGGTGTGTTTGGACAGACACATAAAGTTACAACAACTAAAAAGTTAATGGACGACAAACAACTAGCAGAGCTAAAGATTATATGTTGTACAATAAACCATAAGGATGAGGATAAGAAAATACTCTCTAAGTCAACATACCAGGAAGAGATAGATTGGATCGTTAAATGTGAGGCAAGGAACAATATAATTAAGAACCTTACTTTGGCACAAGACGGTAATACTCTAGTGTTATTCCAGTATGTAGAAAAACATGGAAAGGTTATATACGATATGATTAAACAATCTGCTAAAGGTGATAGGAAAGTGTTCTTTGTCTATGGTGGTACTGACACGGAAACCAGAGAAGGAATTCGGGCATTGACAGAGAAGGAAAAAGATGCTATAATAGTTGCATCATACGGAACGTTTTCTACAGGTATAAATATAAGGAACTTACATAATATTGTTTTCGCTTCACCTAGTAAGAGCAGGATAAGAAATTTACAGAGTATAGGTAGAGGACTCAGACGAGGTGGACAGAAGACTAGATGTAATTTGTTTGATATTGGTGATGATTTATCATGGAAGTCCAAAAAGAATTATACTTTGTATCACTTAATTGAGAGGATCAAGATTTATAACGAAGAAGGTTTCGATTATAAACTGGTAAAATTAGATGTCTGAACCTAGCATAGTTAAATTAGCAAACGGTACCACACTAGTAGGTAAGGTAGAGCTCGGCCCTGATTCTATAGAGATAACACACCCAATAGAATTAGTAAGCCATGTATCTAATATCCCTGGACTAATAGGTGAACAGATTAATCTTAGGCCTTGGATAGCAATTGCCGAAGGACAAACATTTACAATAGATTCTCAGCATGTTATTACAACAGCAGAATTACAACTAAGTTTCCATGAAGGTTATCATAGAATGGTTGATCAGATTTATCTTGAATCAACAAACTGGACCGGTAGTTTTATCGGTGAAGAAGAAGAGGCTCCCCAAGAAGAAAATAGTTTTGAGGACCTAGAAGAATTACTAGATTATGCAGAAGCAATAGATAAAAAACAAATACATTAAGGAGTATATATTATGGCTAAAAGACGTGACCCAAACTCGGCACATTACATTGACAACAAAGAATTCTTAGCAAGGATATCTGAGTACCGTACTTCCAGGTTGGAAGCAGAAGAGAGTGGTGAAGAAAAACCACGTGTAACAAACTACATCGGAGAATGTTTTGTTAAGATTGCAAACCATTTAGCTTACAAGGCAAACTTTGTAAACTATACATTCAGAGATGAAATGATCCTAGACGGCATTGAAAACTGTCTTACATATATGCACAACTTTGATCCAGCAAAATCATCTAATCCCTTTGCTTACTTCACACAAATAACATACTACGCATTCATTAGACGTATTCAGAAAGAGAAGCGTCAGATGGAAACAAAGTTCAAGTACATTAAATCGTTAGACATTGAACAGATTCTAGAGAATAGTGCAGACGGTACTGAACACACTAACGACTACTTAGGTTATATGAGAAATATTATTGAACAAGCTGAAGCAGATAATATTAAAGCAGACAAACAGAACGAAGGCAAGAAGATGCCTAAACGTAGACCTAAATACTTAGACGAAAAAATTAAAGCAGCAGAGGCTTTGGCAGCAGCAGAGGCAGAAGCAGAGGCACTTAACCCCACCGAGAAAGTAATTGAAGAAAACGGTCAACCAAACGACGAATTTATGTCTTGACTTCTACCTAGGACTTATATATAATACCATATTATGAAACAATCAAAACTTAGATACAGCGAAGCTTTTTATAGCATCCAAGGCGAAGGCAGATTCGTAGGAGTCCCTAGTGTATTCTTGAGAACTTTCGGTTGCAACTTTGAGTGTGCAGGCTTTGGACAGGAACGTGGCAACTACCTTGCTACAGATCAGATGCCCTACATGTTAGATCCTAAGGGCGATAAAAATCATCCAGACGCTTACAAAGACATATCAGAACTTCCAGTTACACCTGTTGGATGTGATAGTTCTGCTTCATGGGCTATGAAATATAAGCATCTACAAATGACAAAGACTTCTGATGAGGTATTTGAACATATCGTCAGCCTACTACCTAATGGGAAGTTTGATGAGAAGGAAGACATACATTTAGTTATTACAGGTGGTGAACCTTTGTTAGGCTGGCAGAGAGTATGGCCTGAGCTCATACAAATGTGTATGAACATAGGATTAAAGAATGTAACGTTTGAAACTAATGGCACACAAAAGGTTACACCAGCACTAGTAGAGTTTTTTAATGCGAACCACGATAAAGTACATGTAACATGGAGTACATCTC